TTCCCGTAGATCAAATTGTTACAGCATGTAATGAGAGGAACCAAAAGTGTGTTATAATAACTGTCGATGACTTCATGATTCCTCCTTTTGAATGAATGATTATATTTGAGAAACTTCGGTGGAAGAATTTTCTTTCAACGGGGAATATGTTTACTGAAATCAATCTCCAAGGTGCCAAGACAAATCTTATTGTTGGTACTAATGGTGCTGGTAAGTCAACCATTTTAGATGCGTTGACCTTTTCGTTGTTCGGTAAACCGTTCAGGAAGATTAATAAACCGATGCTTGTTAATAGTATCAATGAGAAGGATTGTGTTGTAGAGATTGAGTTTAATAAGGGACCAAACAAGTTTAGAATTGTAAGAGGAATCAAACCAAATGTACTAGAGATTTGGCAGAATGATGTGATGCTAGATCAAGCTAGTAATGTCAATGATTCTCAAAAGAGTTTAGAACAGAATATTCTTAAAATGAATTACAAGTCCTTCACCCAAATTGTGGTGCTAGGGTCTAGTACATTTGTTCCATTCATGCGTTTACCAGCAGTACAGCGTAGAGAAATTATTGAGGATATACTTGATATTAATATCTTTTCTGTTATGAATACATTACTGAAAGATAAAGTTAGATCATGCAATGAGGACTTTAAACATATTGAATATAATGTGAATCTTCTGGAAGAAAAGATTCTTATGCAGAAGGAACTCATCAGTACTGTTGAACAAAAGAATGAAGATACAATAGCGGAGAAGCATACTAAAGTTAAATCTCTTATGGAAGAGATTGAAACAAAAGAGAATGGAGTTTTAGAACTCATTAAAGATAGAGATAAGGAAGATGGTGCTAGTAAGAAGTTAAAGAAATTAAATAATTTGAAGGGTAAGATACAACAAAAGTTTTCTGCACATAAGAAAGATCATGAGTTCTTTAATGATAATTCTGATTGTCCTACGTGTGGTCAATCTATCACTGAAGAATTGAAGGATAATAAACTTTCTGCTATAATGGAATCTATTAAGGAACTTCAAACTGGATTTGAAGAAATAGATATTGCTATTAAGTTATCAGAAGAAAGTGATTCTGTTTATCGTAACCTGGATCGATTAATATCAGAATCTAATTCTTCTATTACTAGTCTTCAAAGACAAGTGCAGGAGTTTTTAGAAGATATAGAGAAGTTACAAACTGAAAAGAATGATACTGTAGAGGCAGAGCAGAAATTAATTAGTCTTGAGAATGAGTATCAGGGACTAAAGAAATTAATTTCTGCCATGAAGGAAGAGAGGAATACTCTTCTTGCTGCTACATTATTACTGAAAGATAACGGTATTAAGACAAGAATTATTAAGCGTTATCTTCCTGTGATGAATAAACTTATTAATCAACACCTACAAAATTTAGAATTTTATGTCAATTTCAACCTCGACGAGAACTTTGAAGAAACTATCAAGTCCAGATATAGAGATTCCTTCTCTTATGAATCTTTCAGCGAGGGAGAAAAGGCTAGGATTGATATCGCTTTGTTGCTTACTTGGCGTTCTATCGCTAAACTTAAAAATAGCGTCGATAGTAATATACTCATCCTCGATGAGATCTTTGACGGGTCTCTAGATCAGGGTGGTACAAGTGAACTAGGATGGATCCTACGTAACTTTGATGATAACACAAATATATTTGTCATAAGTCATAAGGAAACCCTTGAAGGTAAGTTTGATAGGACCCTGTATGTTGATAAGGTTAAGAATTATAGTGTTATGAGGGAGTCAGTTCTACAAGTGGACTAGAACCGTTGCGAACTTGTATAAACTATGATAGTATATACAAAATGGATAAATTATTATGGCGCAGTGGACATTTACATGCATAGATGACGATAACTGTAAAACTACTATGGAGTTTGAAGGTATCTTTTTACCACATGTAGTTGAAAAGATGGAAGAGTTCTTAAAAGGAACAGGATTTTTCTTTGATCAGTTGGAGTTTACACAACTTGATGATGATAATGATCGTCTTTCTATTGAGGACATTAATGTACAATTAGCACAAGCAGCAGATGACGATACACCAGGAGATCCTTCATACTAAAATGACTTTATCTGGAACAGCAGTTACAGAGCATGAATACATGGGTCATATTGTTAGGTTGAAAGATGGTCGGTCGGTTAAGATTATTGGTGATACTGGTGATCCTTCTAGTCCTAGACATCAAATTGTAATGGTGGACCTTGACGGAAACGTCTTTGAGTGCTATCATAATGAGATTGAATACGTATGGCATGTTGATTAACATTTATGAAGTATAATGAAAAGGAGATCTTGAGAGAGGTTTCTGATTATATTAGTCAGACTTATAGGGGTCACTACAGTCGAAGTGGGGTTCAAACTTTGGACCTTATTGATTCTGTTGGTGACGCAGAGGCATTCTGTAGGTCTAATATTTTGAAATATGCCTCAAGGTATGACAGGAAGGGTAATGCACGTAAGGATATTCTTAAGATTATTCACTATGCTGTATTGCTTTGCCATTTTAATGATAAGATGGCAGCAGCACAAGCTGCTGATACTGGAGACACCGCATTCACCGTAGATTATGACAAATGAGTAAAGTTGTACTATCAAGACAAACACAAGAGATACTAAAAAACTTTAAGACTATTAATGATTCTATTTTGATTCGTTCTGGTAGTGTATTGAAGACTATTAGTGTTGGTGAAAATGCTATTGCAGAATATAACTGCGAGGAAGTATTTCCACAGACGTTTGGAATTTATGATCTTGGAGTTCTTTTAAGTGGATTGTCATTGTTTGATAATCCTGTAATTGATTTTACCAATGAGTCTTATATGACTATCCTTGGTCCAAACTCCAAAGTCAAATATTATTTCTCAAATCCAGAGATTACTATTAAGGCAGCACCAGAAAAGGAAGTTAAATTCCCAGGTGCTGATATGTCATTCACCTTTACCCATGAACAATTGGGTAAGATTAATGATGCTTCTAAAGTTTTTACTTTACCAGACCTAGAGTTTGAAGTTAAAGATAATAATCCAGATGCAGTTCATATTAATGTCTGTGATAAAGAGGATGACACTTGTAATGTTTACAGTGTTATCTTACCAGGACAGTCTACTAGACCATTTAGGTGTTCTATGAAGATGGAGAATGTCAAATTGCATCATGGTGATTATGACATTTGTATTTCTGATCAGTTGATTACAGAATGGACACATAAACGTCTTCCACTTAAATATTATATTGCACTGGAGCCTCAATAGATGGAGAAAAGAAAGTTCTTGTGGGTTGAAGAGTATCGTCCTCAAACTGTTCAGGAATGTATTCTTCCATCTTCCATCAGTGAAACTTTTGCAGGTTTTGTTGAGCAAGGGGAAATACCAAATCTAATGCTGTGTGGTTCTGCTGGAGTAGGAAAGACTACTGTTGCAAAAGCACTATGTGATCAGGTTGGTGCTTCGTATATTGTTGTTAATGGATCTGATGAAGGTAGGTTTCTTGATACTGTAAGGAATAGGATACGTAAGTTTGCATCTACTGTATCATTGACTAATACTAAATCCACCAAGGTGGTTATTATTGATGAAGCAGATAATACTACTACTGATGTACAGTTATCTTTAAGGACTAATATTGAGGAGTTTTATGAGAACTGTAGGTTTATCTTTACATGTAATTTTCCTAATAAAATTGTTGAACCTCTACATTCTAGATGTACAGTAGTTGATTTTAGGATTAGGACAGGTGATAAACCAAAGATGCAGGCAGCATTCTATAACAGATTGCAGACCATTCTTAATGAAAATGAAATTAAGTTTGATCATGCTATTCTTTTAAAACTTATTTCTAGGTATTATCCTGACTGGCGTAGGTTGATCAACGAAGTACAGAGACATTCTGTCAATGGACATATTGATTCTTCTATCTTGGTTGATATTTCTGACATTCAGTTGGATGATCTTATGAAAGCATTGAAGGCGAAGGAGTTTACTGTTGTAAAGAAGTGGGTTGTAGATAATATGACCAACGATCCTTACGTAGTTATAAGGAAGATTTATAATTCTTTATATGAAACTTTAAAGAAACTATCTATCCCTGAAGCAGTATTAATACTAGCTAAATATCAGGCATTGATCGATCAGGTTGCTGATCAAGAGATAAATATGCTTGCATGTCTCACCGAGATTATGATGAGTTGTGAATTTAAATAAGAGGATTTAATGGAAAGAGATACAAGATTGGTCCGAGTTTCCAGTGGTGAAGATGTTATTTGTAATGTCGTTAGCATTGAAGAGGATTATATAACGGTTCAAGACCCTATTGTTGCTGTACCTGCAGGTGAAGGGAAGATTGGATTTGCTCCATGGTCACCATTACTTGAGGAGAAACAAGACCTATCAATACAGATGAGTCATGTTCTTTATATTGCCAAACCTAATCCTAATATTACAGAACAATACGAGGCATTATTTTCTGTGGTGATTACCCCACCAAAGAATGGTTTGATTTACTAATGGTAAAACCAACTCCTGACCTAGTTCAGGAAGCAAATGAAGCATTATATTCTGCTACAATGAATATACCAGCAGCAGCTGCTCATTGTGGAATGACAATGAAACAAATGAAGTACACCTTTAGAGAATATTTAAAATACAATGGCCCGAACTATCAAATCACTGAAGACTCCGTTACGTTACCCAGGAGGGAAGAGCAAAGCAGTAAGCAAACTATTGCCGTACCTCCCAGACCTTTCCCAGGTAAGAGAGTATCGTGAGTTATTTCTTGGAGGAGGTTCTGTAGCACTAGAAGTTGCTAAACGTTACCCACATCTTAAGATTTGGGTTAACGAT